AAAAAATCGACTTGTTGCAAGTCCAAATTGGTTCTTAACTCCAGGTCCTCCTGGACGCTTTACGGTTACAGATTTGCCTTTACCCATAAACACTATACCAGTATCGCCTTGAAAAACTAGTCGTTCTGCATTTCGTGGTCTAATAATTAATGGTTGTCCTGCTTCCATTACTTCAGCCTTATTAATAAATACATGTCGTCTTCGAGAAATTTTATTTGGCACTACAGACTTAGAAAGTTTATAATTTACTGCAACCTTAAATGATAATCCCTGTTCAGCTGTTTTAGAAAGTTCAAATAATCTGGCATTTTTTTGACCAATTCTTTTCCATTCATATACATGGTGTAATGATTTTGGCTTAGATCTTGCTAATGCATCTATGTATTCTCCAAAGTCTTTGTCTATTTGTTCAAAAATTACTTCAGAAAACTTATTTTTAAATGCTTTATTAGTAGTAAGTTTAGATATTACACTTGCCTTGTAATATAAAATAGCAGATATATGTGCAGATAAAGATTCTTTCATTATCCCACCAGGCATTGGAGCAGTCATATTTGATTCTAGTCTGCTTGCTGCTTGTACTAATGCTGTGCTAGAGTCCAATTGTCTGATTCTCCGATCTCTTGATTGTAGAATTATATGCAAGTAAGGTTCCGTATGGATCCATTATTGGAGTTGTTCCAATTACTTCAAATACGGTTGGAGTCTCTGTTGGGAAATTAATTTCTTTCCAAATTACTTCATTATTTAATGTTCGGATATTAGATATCTTATCTCTACTTGTTAAACGCTCTAGCGTTCTAACTTCAAGATACTGCTCATTAGAATATTTGTTTCCAATAGTTTGTCTGTCTCCTGTGCGGGTAGATGTTGAATTATTAATTATACCTTTAGCAGAACATGGAATAGTTGTGTAATAATTCCATTGCTTTTTGATTGCTCCAGTATTTACATCCTGCTCTTCAGTTTGACGATATACGTCTAACTTCATAGTAAGAAGCGATTCTATTAAATCGCCACTAATCATTTTAGATCACTACCATTCCAGTTATTACATATGGCTGCAATAATTGGTCTACAGTTAAATTTCCAGTTCCACGGAATACATCATCAAAATATTCAAAATTCCAGTCAAATGTGCTGATACGATTAATATACTTATTTCTCCATTTAGAATCTTTAGAAAAATAATCTGCTACTAATAATGTAGCAGCCTCTTCAACATTTTCTGGAACATCATCCCAGCCAAATTTTCCTTGTATCCTATATCGAACTCCATTTTTAAATACTCCACGATATGAAACATCATTAACTGTTGGTGGAACTTGTCCATTAGCAACATAGATAGTATTATCCATCATAGATTGCATATTGACTCTTATTCCAAATCCGCTTTCAGAAATAATTGGAGTGTATCCCCAATTATTAATGTTGTTAATATTATCTACCAATAAATAGTCATCTGCATATAATTCATGAAGTTCTGCTAATTTAAATGGTAGCGCAAGGATGTCTGTTCCAGCCCCCCATGCAACCTGCACATCATCATATAAAGAAAATGATTGACCACAATAAGAATCAATAATTCGTCTTGCATATTTTTCTGCCATTATTAATTCATGATATGTTTTATAATTAGGATCAGATTGATCTAATCCTAAGTTTAAATCTTGCATCAGTTCAGTTACATCTACATATGGAGTTACAACATCTAAATGAGAAACATGTTGAACTATTTCCTGATTACCATTTAATTCAACTTGATATTCCCAAACAATTTTAAATTCTCTTTGCCTTGTTGTTAATGAAAGTGGTAAAACAATTTGATATGTTCCAGGATCAGTTTCTAATTCTATGGCTATAGTTTCATAAATTAAAGTTCCAGGATTAATTGGAGGACTAACTGCTGGATCTTCTGTAATATCATAAATCTTAGCCGTTACATATCCAGTAGCAGAATATAACTCTCCCGCATAAAAAATTGTAGTTCTAGTTGGAAAGTTACTTCCTACATAAATCTCTGCCATTTAATTAGGCTTAGCTGTAATACTCCTGCACTTCCGCTGGAGTAGCCAATCTGAAGCCCTCCTCCTTATCAAAAATTTGTTGAGCCTTCTCTTTACTTAAAGCAGCAAATGGGTGCTCCTTAGTAAATGTCATGCCCTCAATATCATATCTAAAGTTATCACGAATCATCTTAACAAGCACTGTGTTCTCTGGATTATCCTTCTTTGGATCAAACTTAGGAAGAATCTCAATCTCTTCTGTATTGTCTTCAATGTCCTTGGTGGCCTTTTGATACACCGCCCAAGTTACGCCTTCTTCTGCCAATGCGGCAATAATGTCAGCCTTATTCTTTTGGCTCTCTAGGTCTACGCCGAAATCTTCAGCAATCTTCTTTAATTCAGATACCTTTAATGTCTCAAATGACATAATTTCTCCTTTATACTCGTATTGTTAATTATAGCATTGTTAAATTAAAATGAAAAGCCCCTAAATTAATTAGGGGCCTTTCTTGCGGATTTAAATCCTATTTAATTATTAAGAAGCGACTTTAACGTTCTTAACAACTACCCAAGCGTCTGCCTGCTCGATTTGGACACCAACACGAGTATACATTGTGTACTCGATAGAGTCCTTACGTGGCCAGAAGAATCGGTATACAGTTACGTCACGCTTGATACCAATAACAACGTTATTTGGGAATGTCAAGTGTACGTCTCCGTGTTGTCCAGATGCTCCTGTGTATGAACCTGTCTGTGCTTCTGGAAGTAGTGGAACTTCAACAATTGGAATACCAAATGCGAAAGGCGCTACGAAGCCAGCTGGTCCACCAAGCTGTGCTGAATCACCACGGATGATGCTTGAAGCAATATCCTGTGGGTTAGCAAAGTTTGTTGAATTGCTTGTGCTGTATAAGTAATCCTGAATCAGGTTTGAACCTGAAAGGAAACGAAGGTCGTTACGACGTTGCTTGTACTTACGTGGGAGAGCCTTCAATGCAGAATTGAATACTGCACGAGAGACTGCTGCACCAGCAGCATCAACGACGTGACCATAAGCCTTAGACTTTGCAACAACACCTTGGAATGCTGACATTAAGCCAGATCCTGAACCTGTACCATTAAGTAGTACGTCTTCAATGTCGTTACCTGCCTGTGTTGCCATCAAACGTGCAATGTGATCTTCGAGATCTGCACCTTCGATGTTGTCTTCAAGGGACTCTGTTGAGAGTTCCCAATCAAGACGGAGCTTCTTTGTTGTTAGAGAAATCTTTGAGAAAGTTACCGCTGCATTTGATGCAGTGTTATCAGCCTCAGAAGCAACAGTCATAAGTCTTTCTCCAATGCCGATACGATCAATCTCGGTTGTATCTGCCTTCATACGAACTGTACGGGCAACCTTACCGATAACTGTAGCATCGAACATGTAATCTAGGAAACGTGCAGACTGCTCTGGATTTAGCAAACCGCCATTTCCATTTTCTGATGCTACGTGAACACCAGCTCCACCAGTGGTAGAACCGAAGCCAGTAGCGACAGTAGTATTAGCAGCAACTGCTTTTTCTAATGTTTCGTTACTCATTTTTATTTTTCACCTACCTTTGTATTATCGAATTAATTCGTTTACGGAACCGAGGAAAGTGCCGTTCCATTTTGACTTTTTGATTGTCACTTCCTGAGACCCGCCAAGGTCTGAGGAC